AATGTTACCCTCTTGAACTGTTTGCACCAACGGATCGTCCAATCTATGGTAACCGTAAAGTTTTTCATTTTCCGGAACATTTGTATCCAACAAACCAGAACGGTGTGCAATTTCAAGCTTAATTCCTTTAGATGCCGCTATGGCGCACCAAAACTCTACGCAAGCTCTTCCGGACTCGGCCATATTTACATTTTTATACGTAAAATCAATGCCATACAAACATATCTTTTTCGCTTTTTTCCATACAGCGTAAGCGATAGCATATGCCACAGTGTTGTTGAAATAGCAGTAACCTGTTGATTTAACTACTTTTTCTAAGGGGTACAACTCAATCGCTGGAAAATCCTCATGTTGCACACAAGAATATATTGGTTTTGTGTTGTTAGATAAAAACTCTCTAGCTATACCCGTTTGTGATCCCGCGTTTTCTGTATCTATAAACCGAGTAACAGGGTCCATCATAAACGTCCTATCAACGTGTATGATACCGCCGATACAGTTTATTCCCCAGATTTCATCAAATTCGTGAGAAGCCACTCGTGCAGCTATGTAATCTGCATAGCTGCCGCCTAAACCAACAATAGCAATTATCATGTACGGGGCCTTCTTGGTAGCCCCTGTCTGTTAGCGTCATCGTTTTCTCTGGACTCGCCTAGATCTTTCAGGCGAACCAAAGACTCTACAAATCTTTCACTGTACATTTTGAGAACGTCGGCCTCACCCTTCATATAGGTGTAAGCTTCAACTAAACTTCCATACAGAATTGCGTTAGGGGCATTAACACTTAGATATGTTGTAGTAGAATCTGACGAAGTAGAAACCACTGTTCCCGTAGCCCCACTGGTTGCTCCAGTGACCGTTTCACCAACTGTAAAGTCCGTGCTTGGGAGCACGATATTAAAAGTCGTGCTACTAGCAACAGAAGAAATAGTGGTGTTGGCCCCACTGGTTCCTCCCGTAATTGTTTCATTAGCCACGAAAGTGCCGCTGACGCTGCTCAATGTCAGTACAACCTGACTTTGTGTCAAACTTGTCGGCCTATAGTAATAATGTAATTCAGCAGAATATGCTGCATCAGGTGTCGGTGACAGCAAAAAGTTCTGATAATCATAAATGCCATAGTACTTAGGCGTTCCTGTTGTTGCGGAGTTTGGATTGTATTCTTGCAAAAAGTTTACATCCTTAAATAACAAAAACTGTTTTGAGCTAGAACTTTCGATAGATAAACTGAAAGAGGATAGATAATCATCAGGCACAGCTAAAAATTGGTTACCTGACGTAGTTGTTCCAGTTACATTTTTACGAAAAAATTCCAGATCTACACTTTTAAAAATACGTTCTTCCGCAGACTTAATAAAGTCCACCAGATGAGCCACAAAAGTAGTCTCTTGGTTTTCTGTGTAGTCTTTTATAGCAGACTTTAATGTAGTGTATGTAAAGCTCATGGTGTGTTCGCCTGTCCACCCATACCACTATGGTTCGTACAATAGTAATACAGTGTTGGAGCCCCTACGGCAACTGTGATTTGCGTATACGCCCCAGATGAACCCGGTGTCCCACTTGTGGTCACACCAGTTGTGTATTGAGACCCACCACTATGAGTGCCACCAGAAGTTGTAGAAAACCTTAAAGGATGCCCGGAATTACTACTGTCCGATTGATCAAACCTATAGGTACTGCCTTCTGACAAACTAACCGTGTCCTGTCTAACTCCATTTATATAATATTTGTTAGCTCCAAGATAAGAAGCAACTGTAACAGTATAAGTAGCCGCTATGGATGTCCCTGTTCCAGAGGCTGTAACAGTGCCAACAGCACCTGTTGCGGTAACGCCTGTAACAGTTGCATCAGTGGGAGTTACAACATCTCCACCAAAAGTTACCGTTCCCACAAATCCGTAAGCTCGTGGAACTAACTCATATTGCAGAGTCACTGTGCTGAAAACAGGAAATTTTACCGTAACCGGTATGCTATTATTGTTAGGTCTAGGATCTTTCAAAGTCTGTGGATCGTGTATTTTACGAAAAGGTCCCAACTGAGGATGCTTTCTTTCAAATTCATCCCTACCAACAAGCAAACCGTTCCACTCTTTTCGCATATCTTTATAACGATATTCTAAACCGGAACGGTCTGATATAGCCTTTGCATACTTCCCTGTGGCATACCTAGCCATTAGTTCGTCCTGAAATAAGCGTACTCTGGTGTAACGGTAAAGCTGGACCGGTCACGATCCTCTCCCATAGCTCTTTCAAACTCTTCCTCATAAATAGCTTTTAACATTTGAGTACGATTAGGCGCTCTTTTCAAAGATATGTAGTAAGCCAACCCCGCGGCTAAACAGGGGTAAAATCGAAAAGGCATATCCAAGGTGTTTATAGGCGTGTCCGCATCATCCATCCGTGTAAGGGCATTATACACAATAACGTCTGTGCTATTCTCCGGAGTGGGCCAAATTCGTAAACTAGGAGTTACCTGACGATCTAAAAAAAACTGTGTAGGACGACCCGTTGTTTCTTTATTGGGGATGTTTAGATCATCGTCCCGGCTGACACGAGTCAAAGCAAAGTCTGTACCGCTTCGTGTCACCACGGCGCTTAATATATCAATAACGTCCGCAGATAAAGCATACGTTCTTGTGCCAGAGGTAAGAGCTTGGGTTCTTTGTGCAATAGTCCATTGGTTCAACCCTCGGTTAGCCCACTCTGCCAACATAAGGTTCAACGAACGCCTAGCCGTAACTAAATCATACCCTGTTTTTACCTCTAAGCCGCAACGCTCAAACGCTTCTTCAACGTAATCAGCTACGTCTAATTCAAAGTTTACACTTCCTGATACAGCCATTACTTATCTTTCGCATACAAGTTGTCGAAGATCTGATTTACGTCCATTGTATAGTCTAAATCAGATTTTGAATAGTGTATATGCTGTGAAGGTAAGAAATCTGGTGCACCTTGCCCCGTTTCAAACCACGCTGGATGTGTAACACGAACACGATTATTAGGCAACGCAACGATATTTCCCGTCCATTCACCAGCATCTAGCAACTCTAAAACATGACTCTGCTTATGCTGTGCAGGATCATCCGCTATTTCACTCTCCGTATAATCCACCGTAAAGTAATATTTAGCCGGGAAGAAATCAGGCCCTATCTTAGCTAACCACGGACAAGGATGAGCTCTATCTAAACGATAAACAGCGTGTGTATGGGACATACAGTCCCAAGGTTGAGCTAAATGGACAGGCATAGGTTCTGGCCATTCTTCAAAGGGCGTGTCGCCAACAAGGGCTGTTATGGGCATACGAGCCCACATAGCTCCTCCGTGAACATTAGGGTCATCCGTGCCATCAGCCTCACAGCCGGTGAATATCATCTGAAAACTTAGACACCGGCTGGGCATTGTGGTAACCGCAATCGCCATAGCGTGAAGAAACTCGCCATGATAATTAGAGTGGTTACACGTATATTCTCTCCGCACCCAACACTTGAAGTGCGGAATATTGCTTTGAAGGTAGGGCAAAATCTTATACCTTGCCGCCTTTAGCCATGCCCTTCTTCTTCATCATGCCGCCGTTGGCCATCTTTTGAACTTTACCGCCTTTAGCATAACCTTTTTTCTTCATCATGCCGCCAGCCATCATCTTTTGGACTTTACCACCTTTAGCATAGCCCTTTTTCTTCATGCCAACTTTACCGCCTTTAGCCATGCCCTTTGAGCGCATCCCGCCACCAACAAGAGAAGCTGAATACTCTTCCATAGTCATAAATTCTTTCGCCATTTTTTGCTCCTATGCTTGACTTACAGAACCTTTGGTTCTCTTTCTACGGTTAGCCATAACTGCACCACACCCTCGTGCTACAGCGGTTCCCGCAACCCTTTTACCATTAAACGGTCGTTTAGGCTTTGTTACAGCCCCACCGTTCTTTAAACCTGTTACCTTCGCAGCTTTTGTATTAGCGACTGTAGTCTTTCCTTTAGATCCTGCCCGCTTCTTTTTACGAGCCGTTGTAGCTCGTTCACTTTTCGACAAGCTATTAGCTTTAGCTCTAGGCAAGCAACGATCAGGGTTACTCTTATCTTTTGAAGTACCACATTTACCTTTGATAGAGCCATCTGATCCAATCCTAACCCAGTCCTGTTTCACCCATTCTTTAAGCTGACCCATTACTTGCCCTTTGACTTTTTACCTTTTAACACGCCTTTAAGGGTTTTAGCTTGACCAGCATGTAACTTAGAAGCCTTATTAAGACCTCTAACAACTTTTTTAACTTTTGCTCTGTTTTGCTTGGAAAGCATGGTTATTTACCCTTTGATTTCTTAGCGTAGTTGGGGTCTTTACAATACTTTGAGGCTGCCATGTTTGCATACGCTGACGGGTATGTGTCAAATGTACGTTTGGCCCACGCTTTCCCCTTGGGACAGATCTTACCACCACTTTTCACCTTCCCCCCTTTTTTCATGCGTACAACACTACTTTTACGAGTTGGACAGGCTCCTGCCCCTAAATTAACTGCACTGGTCATGTTGAACCTCACTTATTTCTTATAAACAGCATTATTTTCAAAGCTACGCCCTGTGAACTCTTCCCACATAGGCTTCAGCATGACATGTAGTTCATCTATCTTTTTACTATTCTGCTCTGTTTGTATAGACATAACAGCTATGTTCTTGTCCACGTCAATCAGAGTAGACGATATCCAAGTAACTCCCGTCACGCATATGCCTACTAAAGCAACAAAAAGAGTGCCTACCACAAACTGTTGGTTTAACATTTCCATCTCCTACGAGCAGCGCAAATGCGCTTTTTCGGTGTTTTTGAACAATTTATGTTATGCATCTTCATCTGGCCTTTAGAACGACTACAGTATGATTTACGACGCTTTGCATCCTTACTGCCCGGTTTAACTTTTCCCGTTACAGCCGTTTTTAATTTAGAACCGGGGTTAGCTTTTCTATATGCTGCAACACCGGCTTTTGTCATTCCCGCCCCAGATTTTGTAGGGCGGAAATTCTTTTTGTTACGCTTTGGCATCGTAGCTTTACGAGTTGCCATCTAGTTACTCCCTACGCATACTTCTTACGCATGTATAACATGATCGTATAAGTGTCCGCAGAAGAGTGACCCACAGTTGTGAATAGAATATCGCCAGTTTTTCCACTGCCTGCATTGTTAGTCAAACCGCCAAAAGAGTTGTAATCGTGATGACCGCTTTGGTTTTCACCCAACTCAATACAAAAAGCATTAGATGTAGCGTCAAACAGAATTTGAACTTTCATTCCGTTACACTGCCACCAAATACGCTCTACAACGACTTCACTACATGCAACACCGTCTAAACTACTGGCCAAAGCTGATACATCTACCTTCTTTACGGCAGACTCTCCGGTCCCGTCAGAGACGTTGGTAAACTTCATAACAGCATGTTTAGGGCCATCAATCAGCGTTTGTGAGGTTACTGCATCTGCCATGTAAATCTCCTTTTATGAACTTACTAGGCCACCTGAACGTATTCAATGATGAACGTGAAAGAACCCGCTGTTGTAGCATCTACAGTGTTTGTGATGTTACAGAAGATTGTTCTTTCTGCGGAGGTGTACTGAACAGAAGCTGGGGCAGTGGTGGCATCTTGAGTTTGAAGGACAAGACTGGTTGTAGTTACATTACCCACAACAACGGTTGTACCACCATCAAGAATCTCATCTGTCTGTGCGGCAACAATTTGTGCTCCAGAACTAGATGTTCCAACCTCATATCCAATGTCACCTGTTCCAATAACTGGGGAGGTAACGCAAAAGATTTTAATGTCAGTGATGATTGTGTTGGCTGGCTGAGTAAATTCACCAATAGCGGGGCTGTCCCCTGCTGTTGTGTTTACTGTTACACCTGTAGCAAAACCAACGTGTTTTACGAATTTGTTTGTAATAATGCCGGTAGAGGCAATAGAAGAGGTTTCTGTTATCGCACCCGTGCTTGAGTTTTTATTAATAACTTTAAAACCGTTTTCAGAGCGGACTGCTCCGCTGAAAGTAGTGGTAGCCATTTGAGTCTCCTGTCTTGGCTAATGTCAGTCGCCCAATGCAACTGTCAGGAAATGAAAAAACTATACAATAAAAAAGAGCGGCTGTGAAGCCGCTCTTTAAAAACCTCTCTACGGGAAAAGAGGTTGTTAGGCTGCGCCCGGTGTTCCAAACACACAACGCCAATCAGAAACGCCGAAGCTGTAACGCTCACGGGCCTTAAACCGCATGTTTCCGGTGTCAAAGTCACCTTCCATAGCAGTTTTGATTGGAGA